GACCAGACCCTGAGAAAGTGCTGGAAGTGATACCAAAGTCACCGTAAGCAGAGCCTGTGTCGTTTACAAGAGCAAAGTCACTAGAAGCGGCGTTACCGTTGNTAGTGTTTTGCATGACAATTTGAANGTANCTGTTAACGCTGTTGGCGTAAGACGCAACAATACCTGTGTCGGTATAAGACAAATTGCCATAAGAAAATGCTCCAGCTCCAACGTTAGCTGCAATGTTTCCAGTTGAGATAACGCTGTTTGCGGTTACTTTGTTTAGCGTTGCATTACCGCTGTTAATTGTGACGTTGCTATAGGTGACGTTGCTTTCTGTGCCGCCAGTGATGGTAGCGTTTGAAATTGCGACGTTTGCAATGTTTCCGCTAATAATGTTGACGTTATTAAATTGAACGCCGTTTTCTGTTGTGCCGTTAATGATGACGTTGTTGAGCGTCAGATTTCCTAAAGTCGTAATAGTGCTGCCAGCAGTAACAACCGTGTTACCCAGCGTTATTGGAAAACCAGAACCTGCACTACTTACCGTCTTTAGCATGATTAATCTCCGTCACCTGGCGTGATGTAAATGGTTGCTGTACCCGTGGTTGCATTTGCTGTGAAATAGGCATTGGGTGCAAACGTGATGATTTCATCCGTACCAGGCAACAAAGGCAAGCAGTTGCTTTGAGTTGTGACGGGCACAACACCACCTGCCGATGCCAACGCAGATGTTTGACCAAACCCAAGAATAACGGTCACAGTGCCGCTATTGATGATTCGATACTGGTTGCTACCCAACGTGGTAGAAGTTACTTGAACGGGCGCAGGAGCTGTCGTAGTGGCTGAGATAACCACTGTGTTTCCGCTAGGAGCAAAAGGTGCGCTTACACTCATGTTTGCACCTCATCCGCAGGTTCAGGCGTGTTGCCTTCTTCCAGCCATTTCAAATAGACTTGGTAGTCTGTGTTGGCGGGGTCGAATGGGATGTTTGTTTTGCCATCTTTTAAAACGGCGCATGGTTCGATTCCAAGAGAATTATTTAACAATTTATACATTTATAGCTCCGCAGGGAATTCCCAGTATGTTGTTCCGTCTGAATTGCCAAGATACCTATTTGCCGCTCCATTAGTGGCTCCCGTCAAATTTATTGCCAATAAAATTTGATCCAAAGAAACTCGATCTAAAGTTACAGAAGAATAAGTGCCGTTTGCTATGACTGGAGAAGAGCCTCCAACCGCAAAAGATGGTGCTGCTCTCATGCGAACTGGGAATTGCACAACCGNTGAAAAGTTTGNTGTGGATGTATTGACTCCAGTTGCAAAAGGAGCATATAAACCACCTTGTGCAGAACCGCCGTTTCTCCAATAATACCGTTGACACAAAGCCAACTCAGTACCATACGGGCGGTAGTCAAACGATGTGGCTGTGCTGCCTTTTTCTAGTTGCACGCCTGTAATCAGTGTTGTTGTTGAACCAGAAGCATTTGAAACAATGTTTAATTGAATTCCGTTTAAAACTCCAGAAGGCAGGCCAGAAAAACTTACTGTATATTGAGACCAAGAAGCTGTGCCAGTAAATGTTGCCGTTGAACCAATTTGAGTTGTAGAAGCAAAATTATCTGTTGCTGTTGCGTAAAAAAGCTGAAGTGCAATACTATTGCTTCCTGCACCAGATGTTTGTTTTGCCCAAAATGAAATTGTTACTGTTGCACCAGAAAAGTCATAACAATTTTTAGCTTCAATTCTTTGAGTAACTGCAGGAAAACCTGTTGATGTAAAAGAATATGAATAAGGAAATCCAGCAGGAGCGTCAGACGATTGAGCGCCAGCAGAAATTGTTCCACCACAAGCAACAAACCATCTATCCGCACCGTAGGCTCCGCTAGTAGTAAATCCACTTGTGCCTCGTTGCCAAATTCCCATCGCACCATTGATGATGCGGTTTTTAAAGCCATAGTAACCAGTTGTAGTGCCTGTGCCGCCGTTAGCTTCAACAAGAATACCCGTCACATTGGCTACGTTTGTTGAAATATTACTTGTGCCACTAGAAATGGTTACGTTTGTCAACGTCAAGTTGCCGATAGAAGTAACTGTGTTACCCAGCGCAACTGTTGTATTGCCAATAGTTACGGGCGTGGCAAAGTTTGTATCCAACTGATTAAGCGGGATAGATGTTGTTGCATTAGCAAAAATATACGGTACACCAGACATTTAGAACCTCACTCTCAATTCGTGTTCAAACTCAAACGTGTTGATGACAAACGCAGGATTGCTTGATGTCATTGTCAACCCCAAATACTTGCCATATTGCTGTGCGTCAGACTTGTACAAGTAATATCCAGTTTCAAACAACCATCCAATAGTTGCACCAGAATTATTTGTCCAAACAACGGTTTGTCCAGAGTTGTTTTGCCAAGACACAGACCCGTTTGATAAGGTGTATGTTGGACTAGAACCACTCTCGCTGTCAACGGTAATGTTGAACGTACCCGCCGATACCAACGTTGCTTCTACAGCAAATTTTAAGGCTTGTTTGGTGCGAATAGGGTCGCCCATATCCTGCAAAGCCGTTTGAATGTAGCTGTTGATGTTGCTGGACGTATTTGAGTACAACTGATTCAACTGGCGGCTTGTATCTGTGCCGTACAAATTGATTTTTCCTGACACTGGCGCAGATGTGACGTACTGAATCGGTTGCACCTGGCTTGTGATAAACCATTTCTTGTCAAAAAACACCGCTTGGATGTAACGTGAGCCGCCAAACCCATAAGGACACGACGGACTGATGTAAAAGTTAAACACCGCACACAAAATGTTGTTGAGCAGTGTCTGACCCGCTGTAATTGGCTTTGTAAAGTCAATGTAAGGGAAAATACCGTCTAGGGGGTCTGATATTTTGGTGGTTGTAGACCCGACAAGGGCGTACACCCCGTAATCGTTCATAAAAAGCACAGAACGGAAGTACGGGAAGATGGCGTAAATGCGTTTAGAACCGATAGAAGCAGAAACGTTGGTGTTGGTGAACACCGTGCTGCCCGTGGAAGTCACTTGCAGGTTAGAAAAAACGTTGATGCTATCGTCGCCAAAGATGTACAAGAAGTTGTTGGCCGACAACAAGGCTTGAATGTTGCCGTGCAGCGTCGAGTCTGACAAATTGAACGCCACAGCAGACACAGAGCTAAAGTCAGTGGGGGAAACAGCGCTAGAAGAGTAAACAGTACGCCCAGCAGCCACCCAAACACGCCCTGAAAAGGTTGCAACGTCCACAATTCCGTTGGTGTTAACCACCGCTGTAGCGGTTGCATTAGCCGTTACGTTGCCAGAATAGCCGTTTGCAAAGCTCACAGTAGGCACTGACGTATAGCCAGAGCCAGGATTGTTCATAATGACCTGCGTAACAGCGTTTCCAGACACGATTGCCGTGGCGTTTGCCCCAGAACCGCCACCACCAGAGAAAGTCACATAAAACGTGCCGTTTGCACCATATCCAAACCCGCCGTTAGTCACTTGCACCGCCACTGTGCCCGTTTTGAACGTGGTCAACTGAGCAATAGCGGCTGCACCCGTGCCACCACCGCCCGTGATGGTCACTGTAGGTTGAGATGTGTATCCACTACCCGTGTTTGTCAGGCTAATTGCCGTGACAACGTTGGATGTGATGGTCGCCACAGCCGTTGCCTGAACGCCGTTGGTCTGATTAGGCGCTGAAATCTTGACGCTGGGGGCAGATGAGTACCCAGAGCCTGGGTTTGTGATGCCGATGACCGCTACAGAGCCAATAGACACCAAATTACCGCCATCCCACTCATAAAGACCGTTTACAGGGTCTCCAATGAACATATTGGTGTTTTGATATTGCGCTGCACTGACACCAGATGCAGAAAACGTGCCAGCAGTGGCAACGTTCCCAAAAGCCTTGGTATTCAGGTCAAAATATTCCATTCGACCATCTGTTTCAGAAGCAACAATGTANTCATCCTGAATATTTACGGATGTCAGGTAACTTACGGTGTTAGAAAAGACTACCGTTGCGTTAGCGCTGTTGGTAACGTATGACGATTGCGGCGTGATACGCAAGTTGCCAGAGCCAATAGGCATAGCATTTTCTAGCCAGTAGAACTCATCTTTTTCAATAGCCGTGCGGTTGGCTTTGGTATCAATTCCCCTGAATTGTTTGATGACCGCATAGCTTTTCTTTTGCTCTGCTGATGCCATTCTTAACCTCCACTGCTATAGGGGTTAGGAATACGTCGTGTATACGTTGAATTCAGGATGTTGAGTACGTGCTTGTTGTACTCTTGCTTGAAAATCTCTGCTTCACCGTAGGATTGTTCGTAAAACTTAGCTTTGTAAGCAGCGTAATATTGCACAGCCGTGCTGTACGGGTCAAGAATTGAATCAGTAGCGGTAGGCGTACTCAAAGACAATGGAGAAGGCAAAATCACCGTATCCAGCTCAATGTAATACGATTGGTCGGGCACAGGCGCAATGTAGAACTGCTGTTGACCGTACACAGAGAAACAAATAGGGCGACCAACGTAGTTTTGCCAGTAACGCAACTGAGCCGTGAAGTCTGACCAGGGCAAATAACGCATAGGAATGCGACTGTTGCCCCAGTACATTGATACCCAAGATGTCTATGGTTTGAATCCCGTCAGGCAATGACGCAAACGGGATAATCTCAGCGTTTTGGACGTATTGCAGGGTAGCAGTACCGTCTGCAAAAGACGTTGTAGGCGGGAAAATGTTTGTACCCGTGGGATATGCTGGCGCTGTGCTGCCAGATGTNCCNGATGTTTGGTACTGATAAATATANATGTTGCTGAACACATACTGACCCGCAGTTACAGCCGTNTTAGCTGTCCAAGTGGATGCAGGAGTTGTGTTGTTGTTTGTACCCAGATATGGGTTGGAAGATGCAATGGGAGTTTGGGTATTTTGAATTGTTCTTAGGCAACCCGTGTCCCTTACAAGGCGCTCTCTAGCCTCGTTGATGTAATTTGTTAGCTGACTTTGCGACCAAAAGACATTGTTTGAGTCATGCAACAAATTTTCGACTTGATAGAGGTAGTCATTGAGCGCTGGCATGAAGCATCCATTGTTATGCTACCCGTTTTTGATGGAACTTTCCCCCAGCGGATTTTTCAATCCGCAGGGGTACTACGCCAACAGCCGAGGGTAACGAGCTGTCTTGTTGAGGCTTCTCAGTTGTTATTACAAACTGGTCCAGCTTTTTCAAACTTTCTTCAAGCTCCGCATGAGTGTTAATCCACCCATGCCGAACCAAAATATGTTCTCTGTCTTGTAGTTTGTAACCAAACAATTTGACNGCCCCGTCCAGAGGAATCTCAACGGGAACGTTNTTTTTGAATTCGTAGACAACACCGTCATAACCGATGGTTAATTCGGTGTTGCCACGATTGGTTACAAATACGTTTTCCATCAGAAAGACACAACGTCGCCGTAAACTTGGAAGTTTACCGTGTTGCTGTTGCTAGAGCCAGTATGCACGTTGACATACAAAGCCTGAGTAACAGAACCAGAGACTGTCGTGTTAGACAGATATGGTTGAGCAATAGTCAAGTCTTGATAACGGTTAACCGCTGTCACGTTAGCCAAGATAACGGGAGACACCACTGCGTTAGACAGGTTGCCATCGTTACTTGTCGTAATCGAGACGTTTGCGCTAGAAACATTACCAGTAGGTGCGTTGACTGTTACTCGACGAACAATCACAGCACCTGAACCAGTAAGGTTTCCGCTGTTGGTTAAACCGCCACTCAAGATGGGAATTGTCACCACTGCGTTAGCAGTGGCAGACAAATTCGCCAATGGACCTTGACCAATACGACCATTCCCAAACGAATCGAGATAATACTGACTGACTGAATCGGGATTAGCCATTATTGCTCCTTAAGATGCGTTGTAAGTGCCAGAAACGTTGATACCACCGTCAACTGTCAAAACTTGGATAGTTGTATTGGCGGTTGCAGCGTTTGCAAACACGTTCACACCGTCAGAAACAATCACGCCGCCAGTGTTGTTAGCCAGCAATGGACCTACCGATGAGATATTTCCAGTTGTGGCGTTAACACCAGAAGTCATGTTGATAGTGACGTTCGCAGTGGGAGGAACGAGGTACAAACCAGCGGGAATCACAGTCCCTGTCGTATTGGCAGAGATTGTGGTGAACTGGAAATACGCACCAGGTGTGTTTGCGTTTGCGTTTGCAAGGATGATTTTGTTCAGTGCTAATGACATGATTTTTTCTCCTTACAGTGACAAGTAG